GACTGGCGGTTTGAGGTTCATTCCCTGTGCTCGTGCTGAGGCACGGCCTTTAGCGTTCAAACCACCCTGTGGGTTTTTGCCTTCTTTGCGTTGCCACGCAGGTGTCTTTGCCATTGTCTTACCTCTTCCTTTTGAACCTGTGTCGGCTATCCCACTCGCCTCTGGCGGTGGGATTACGGTGTTTTCCCGTCCCCCCCTATAGTCCCCCCCACCCGTTACATGACAGTGTCAAGTTGTGTGAAGTAACAAAACGACACATAGAGTGATGGCGCAGAACGAAGAACTTACCTTGACAGCACAACAGCAGGAGTACCTTGACTGGTTGTGCACGGCACCCTCTGAACGGGTGCCACCGTCAAAGCACAAGATGGCGACCCACTTGGGGGTCAATGAGACCACCCTCCGCCGTTGGGAAAAGAAGGAAGTCTTTCGCAAGCAATGGCAGACGGCGGTGGATGAGGTTCAGGGGTCGCCTGAGCGAACCCAGAGGCTTCTGGATACGCTGTACAGCAAGGCTCTTGAGGGTGACACGAAGTCTGCCCAGTTGTATCTAACCGCTACGAACCGTATGGCTCCGCCTACAGTCACGGTGCAGTCTTCGAAGAAGGCGGCTGAGTTGACGGATGAAGAACTCGACAGTTTGATTGCCGCTGTGGCGGAACGGGAAAAGTCGACCCGTACACAACTCAAGGTTGTATGAGTGGGAGCGTTGAATGTCCGACATGTGGCTGTGAGTATCCTCCTGTTGCTTGTCGTTGGCGCTGTCCTGAATGCGGTTTCAAAGATTCGTGTTGCGAAGGTGAACCCCGTAAAATGAGAGAGGATGACTGATGGCTACTCCGGGTAGATTGAATCTGAAGATCGTTCGTGGTGATACCCAGAACATCGTTGTGAACTTGACTTCTAATGGCACTACGCCAATCGACATCACAGGTCGTACGTATCGTGCACAGATTCGCACTACGAAGGACTCCGGCATTGTGGATGCGGCGTTCACCTGTACGGTGACGAATGGTGCGTCTGGTCAGGTAACTTGTTCGATGTCTGCGGCTACGACCGCTGGTCTTGCCTCTGGAACCCATTATTGGGATTTGGAGGAAACGAATAGCGGTGTAGTGACGACTATTTTTGCTGGCACCGTGACGGTGTTGGCGGATGTGACGAGGTAGCGATGGCAACTCAGAATGTGACCGTGAGTGTTGGCGACGCTATTACAGTTATTTCATCTGGCACTATCGGACCAACTGGTTCTCAGGGCGCACAGGGCGCACAGGGAGCACAAGGAGTCCAAGGTGCACAGGGTTCGCAAGGTTCGACTGGTCCTCAAGGCGCACAAGGTGTTGCTGGTCCACAGGGCGTTCAGGGAAATACCGGAGCACAGGGTTCAACTGGTTCGCAAGGAGCACAAGGCCCACAGGGTGCAACTGGTGTTCAGGGTCCTCAGGGCAATACTGGTGCTCAGGGTTCTACTGGTCCACAGGGTCCGCAGGGCAATGCTGGACCGCAGGGCGCAACTGGTGCTCAGGGGCCACAAGGTGTTCAAGGTGCTGTAGGTTCTCAGGGTGCCGTAGGACCACAGGGGGCGCAGGGCGCCCAAGGTGCTGTAGGTCCGCAGTCCACCGTTCAGGGACCACAGGGTGCTCAGGGTCCACAGGGTCCACAGGGTTCTCAAGGAGCACAGGGTCCGCAGTCGACTTTGGTTGGTCCACAGGGGCCACAAGGTGCACAGGGACCACAGGGTGCAGAAGGTGCGGCTAGTACGGTCGCTGGACCCCAAGGTCCGCAGGGGTCTCAGGGGCCACAAGGGCCACAAGGGACACAAGGTGCAAGTGGAGCGCAGGGAGCAAACGGTTCGGCTGTGTACGATACAGATACAGCGGTTATCTCAATGCAGGTGTTTGCATAAAAATGATTTCTGTCGTCACAACGACATACAACACAAATCCAGATGTTCTAGCAAGAACATGGGCATCTTTGAAGGCACAAACCTTCAGGGACTGGGAGTGGGTCATCTGGGATGATTCGACAACCAATGATGTCTGGAATCAGGTTTATGGATTTGCTTCTGATGAACGTTACAAGATTCAGATGCACCGTTCTCATGTGCATTCTGGCTCAATTGGTTCGGTGAAGCGCAAGGGGTTCATGGTTGCCGAAGGCGACATATTGGCAGAACTGGATCACGATGACGAACTGACTGTGGACTGCCTCCAGAAGGTCAACGATGCATTCTTGGCAAACCCAGAGGCTGGGTTTGTTTATTCGGACTGGTGCGAGATTCTCCCTTCGGGTGAGTCTGGGGTGTACCCCAAAGGCTGGGCCTTTGGGTACGGCTCCGAGTATTGGTCAGACCAGTACGGGGTGTGGGTGATGTCGGCTCCACCAGTCAACGAAATAACGATGGGGCATATCGTGTCCGCTCCAAACCACATCAGGGCTTGGAAAGCAGACTTGTACAGGGAAATTGGTGGGCATAATCCAGCCCTTCCAGTAGCAGATGATTACGAACTATGCGTTCGAACCTACCTTGCAACCGACATGGTGCACATTCCAGAGATGCTGTACAGACAGCACATTGGGGGTCATACGGCCCAGCGTCAGCGTAACGATTTGATACAAAGGTTGGTGGCAGAGATTTCTGCGGAACACGCTGGGTCTATAAAAGCCAAAGCATCAGGTAACGAACGGAGTCTTTAGTATGGCAACATTTTCAAAATTGGCTCTTCAGCCAGCAGGTTCTACTGGAACTGGTCTCGGCGTGAAGGTTGCGGCCACCGCAACTCCCGGAACCGCAGTTCATACTGCTTCAACGACATCAACTACAATTGATGAGATTTGGATTTACGCAGTCAATACCAGCACCTCTGCTGTCAAGTTGACAATTGAGTGGGGAGAAACCACCGCACCAGATGGAAACATCGAAGTAACCATCCAGCCAGAGGCTGGATTGGTCACAATCATCCCGGGATTGTTGTTGCAGGGTAATGCGACAGCAAAGGTTGTTCGTGCGTTTGCTGGAACGGCAAACGTACTTGTTGTTCACGGGTTCGTAAACCGAATCACGGTGTAGTTGTGCCGAATCGTCGGACACTTGGTTATGTGAGTGCGCTCACAGCGCAGTCACTAACAACTTATGGAACCGCATCGGGTGGAACTGGTTCCATCACGCCGTTTACGACTGCTGGTATCACTTACAACGGTGTCTATTTCAACTCTGATGGAACGCTAACTGTTACTACTGGCGGTTTGTTTGATGTGCTTCTTGTCGGTGGTGGCGGTGGAGGATTTGCTACTACAGGTGGTGGTGGTGGCGGTGGTGGTGGTGGTGTTTCACAGCGCACCATCTATCTTGCTGCTGGAACACACTCCGTAGTGGTTGGTGCAGGTGGTGCTGCGACTGCTGCAGAAACAGGTGGTGCTTCATACATCGGAACGACCAGCAATGCGATCGTGGCTGCTGGTGGCGGTTGCATGAACTTTGGAACAGAACGAGGATTGGCTGGTGCTTCCACTGCTGGTTGTCGTGGAAACAACAACACAGGACAAAGCAATATCGGTATCGCAACGCAAGGCAATCGTGGCGGTCTTGGTGCAGGTGGTTCTGGCACTGCTGCTGGTGGCGGTGGTGGCGCAGGCGCAGTAGGTAATGTTGGCACAGACAATGTCATTGGTGGCTCTGGCGGTGCAGGTGCAGACATTTCAGCATTCTTAGGTCAATCTGCTGGCACAACCTACAGAGGCGGCGGCGGTGGTGGTGGTTGCTCTAATGGCACTGGTGGTGCTGGTGGCGTAGGTGGCGGTGGGAAAGGCACTAACTCATCTTCGTCATCTGCTGTTGCTGGCACAGCAAACACTGGCGGTGGAGGCGGAGGTGGAGACGGTTCATGGCCTGCTGCTGCTGGTGGATCGGGAATTGTTTATGTTCGATGGGCGGTGAACGCATGAGGCCCGGTGGATACATCAGCGGATTGAGCATTCAACAAATTGCGTACACCGCTTACGGCTCAGCGTCAGGTGGTACTTCATCTACGCCAACTGTGTCTGGTGTTTCATACACACTTCTTACCTTTACGAGTGATGGAACTTTGACTGTCGATCGTGGTGGTTTGTTTGATGTTCTATTGTTCGGTGGTGGTGGTGCTGGTGGGTCAAACCAAAATGTAGCAGAAGCGCAAGGAGGTGGCGGCGGTGGTGGTGGCAAACGCCAAGCCACTCTTTATTTAGCCGCTGGAACTTATGCCGTAACAATCGGTGCTGGTGCGGCAGGTGGTATTGGAAATGATGCTGTAGCAAACCCTAGTTACATTGGTGACCTTATTTATGCTCTTGGTGGTGGTGCTGGAGCAAGTTCGGATTATTATGCAAGCAATAGCGGACCAGAAAAAGTAAAATGCGCCAACGGTGGTGGTGGGGCAACATCTGCGGTAAATACAAAACCTTGGGCTGGTGGCAATGCTGGTGCGGCAGCATTTGGGGCAGGTGGATACTCTGGTCGTGGTGCTGGTGGTGGCGGTGGTTGCGGTGGAGTGGGTCAAACTGGAACTGGAACTATTGAACTTTATGTTGGTGGTACGGGTGGCGCTGGCGAAGATATTTCTGCTTGGCTGGGTCAAGCGGCTGGTACGACAATAAAGGGTGCTGGTGGTGGTGGCTCGGGTCGTGGAACTGGAACTGGTTATCGTGGTGCTGGAGGCTCATCTGGTATTGGTGGATATGGTGGAGCCAATAGCGAAAACGGTGGTTCCGCTGGAGCCAATACCGCTTCTGGTGGAGGCGGTGGTGGCTGGCAACCAACAGCAGGAACTACAAGAAGCGGTGGTTCTGGCGGTTCAGGCATTGTTTATGTTCGTTTTCGTAACAACGCATAAGGAGAAACTATGTCGCAGTATTTCGCTCAACTAGATGAGAACAATGTCGTAACTCATGTTGCTGTTGTGACAGCAGAGTTCATGGCAGAGAATCCAGACCGCTACCCCGGTCGTTGGGTCGAGACTTTCTTTGACACCGTAGGAAAGACTTATGCTGGTGTTGGTTTCATTTACGATGAAACGACACAGGATTTTGTTTCACCAGTAATCCCAGAGGTTGTTGATGAAGTTCTCTAGTGAACACAAAGCCATCGCTAAGTCGTGGGCAAAAGTATTTGCGGCCGCTGTGATTGCGGCCTACTCGGCTGGTAGCCGTGACTGGAC